CCCGATTTCTAAAGGCACGGATTAAGAACAACAATTCGTGTGCTAGAAATCTCGTTATTATTATATAACCCAGGCCTCAGTTACCTATGAGTAAATTGAGGAACACACTAATCGGATATGACTTCATGAATTACACTAGTGATTTTGAAGACACATCCACAACTCACACTCATGTCATCCGTAGAGAGCACGCTACAACATATGTAGACAATTTCGCTCTTGAAGAGATAAAGAGTGTGGACGAGCATGTGTATGAAACGTACCTGCAAGGCTGGTCAAGAAGTTATTACCTTCCTGCAAAGCACTTACAAGCAGTTATGGCATACGCAAGCCCGAACGTCCCTTTCGGTTCGCTTCACAGTTCTGTTTACAGAATAGCTATCGAAGCAACTAAGAATGGGCTTCGTAGCCTTCCACGTGTGAGGGCTTTTGATGTCTTAACTGAACTAGATTCAGTACCATACAAACAGTCTTCCGCCGCAGGTTACGATTATCCAGGTGCAAAAGGACCCCTAGGTGGTGAAAATCACAACAAGGCAATCCGCCGAGCGAAGGCTATTTTATGGTCAGCCATTAAACAAGATGGTGAAGGTATTGAACATGTTATCAAAACATCAGTACCAGACGTCGGCTACACACGGACACAGTTGGCAGATCTTACAGAAAAGACAAAAGTCAGACAAGTTTGGGGCAGAGCATTTCATTATATCCTTCTCGAAGGCGTAACAGCTTACCCACTAATCAAAGCGATCACAAACACTGACACTTTCATTCATGCAGGAACTGACCCAACTCAGAGTGTACCAATCTTAATGTCTAAGGTTAACCACGACTCCAAATGGATTTATTCATTGGACTGGAAATCTTTCGACTCTACCGTTCATCGGTTTGAAATTAACACTGCTTTTGATATCATCAAAGAACATCTTATCTTTCCAAATAGAGAGACTGAAGAATGTTTCGAAATCACAAGGCAACTATTCATCCACAAGAAGGTAGCAGCTCCAGACGGCAAGATATATTTCGTACACAAAGGAATTCCTTCAGGAAGTTACTTTACATCATTGATCGGTTCAATCATCAATAAACTCAGGATTGAGTATTTATGGAACCTTATCGTTGGACACAGTCCAATTCATTGCTATACCCTTGGCGATGATTCACTCGTTGGCGACAATGATTTAATCGTTCCTTCAAAGATGGCGTTTCATGCTAACCAATGCGGTTGGACATTTAATGCCGACAAGACAGAGTATGCACAGATTCCAGAGTTAGTCACTTTTCTCGGAAGAACTAGCAGAGGAAACATGAATGTCAGAGATCTTAAACGATGTCTCAGACTATTAACATTTCCGGAATACCCCGTCGAATCAGGAAGAATTTCAGCTTATAGAGCTACATCTATACATGAAGACTCAGGTAAATTGAGTGTTCTAATAGGAAAAGTAGCTGAAAAGCTAAAGCGTCATTACGGGATGGCTTCAGAGGATGAAGTACCCACTTATTTTAGGAGATATGTACCATTTACATAATTGTAATGCATACCCTATGTATAAGACGCTGGGAGGCAAGGGTTCATCGCAGGTCTTAAAGCCCCGTAATTCCGAGTCAAACATCGACCGTGATGAGCTGGCTGCAGACG